AGTAGTCCAAGCTGTGTGTACTTTTAATCCACTCATTATAAATCCTTATTTCTTTTTCTTACCAAATATTTTTTTTACAATATTTTTACTTTTCTTTTCTACTTTTTCTATTACTTTTTTTTCTGTTTTAGCAATAGCTTTATCTGCTTGTCCTGCATTTAATAATATAGTAGCAATATTCATTTTATTAGTCATATCATATTCTTGACCTGCTTCATACATCATTGTCACAGAACCCTCTGCATTAGCACTTGCTTTAACACTTTGATTCATTTTAATCTTCATAATGTTTCCTCCTTTTAAAATTTTGTAAGAGTAGGGGAAGTTCTACTCTCGCTTTCCTCCCCCTACAATAAAATCTACTAATGTAGATTAATTTTATTATTGGTTAGCTTGTGAGCTAGTTGGACCAGATAATGGTCTTCCTTTAACTCCTACTACACCAAATATAGTTCCTGTACCATGTGTACCACTAAAGTTTAAAACTACTCTAGAGTATCTTTTGCCACCTACATAACCGATAGCATAAACTGCATTACAGTCGCCATCAGCATCAATAGTTTGCCAAAGTCCATTTGTACCTACTGTGCCACCAACAACTGAAGTGTTGCTAGTCACATCTGTAAATGTCACATTGTCGTCAGATTCTTCTAGTTCAATTTCAACTTTGTTTGTTGTGCTAAAAGTAATTCCATTAGCACCAACATTTACAACATGAGTCACACTAGAGAAACCTTTTGAATCAACACCAGTACAGTTTGTATCAGCGTCTTTCACGATAGCATTTAAACTTTCGTCTATTGCTATGCCTGATTTTCCATCAAATATCGCCATGATTTATTCTCCTGTTATTATTAAGTTGTTATTGTTGTAAGAGCTTCTGGTAATATTACTTGACCACCAACTCTTCTTCTTGCAAGATATCTAACATTTCCACTTGATGCTTGTGTGAAAGGATCTCTCATAATTGATAAATTAATTCTATCAACTATCATATAACCTCTTCTAAAGTCACCGAATAGAACTGGTTTAGCACCACCTGCTACATCTGGCATATCAGTTGCTTCAACAATTGGGTGTCCCAAAATGTTTGAACCTACTCCCATCTGGTATAAACCAGGTTGGAAGATATATGCTCCACCACCATCTTTTAGCTTTCTTACAGCAGAAACAGTTGATCTATTCATTAAGAAAGTACCATTTCTTGTGTATTCAGCTTTTACATTGTGTGCCGCACTAATTAGAGAATCAGCATCCAAAGCCGCACCACCTTTCGCAACATTATTTACATTTGCGTTTTCAAGTAGTCCTTGTGGTTTGCCAACTCCATTACCACTTACAAAAGCAGTTCCTTCAGCTTTAGCAAACTGTTCTACGAACTCTGCGTTCATTTCAGCTTCTAAATTGAAAACACTGTCTTCAAGTTCTTGTTCAGAAATATCTACCATTGCGTAATATTCATGAGCAGGAATTTCTTCTAACCCAACTGAATATCCAGTAGTTTCTGTTCTAGCACCTTGTTCTGCAACCCATTGAGCCGCAAACTCGCCAGTTCTTTTTGGAACTTGAATGCTTCTGTTTGTAGTAGATCTCACTCTTGCAAGTGATCTCACAGGAGACATTTCAACAATACCTTTGATTATTTCTCTCACATATTCAGGTGGAGCAAGATAACCAGCAGTGTTGTCATTAGCCACAGTAAGAACTTTAACTTCTTCTGGACTCATAGCATCTTTGCCTTTTCTTAACCATGTATCAAA